CCGCGCCGTCGCCGTCCAGTGCGCGCTGCTCCACCTCGCCTGCTGTCGGTCTCTCGCTCATCCGCCACTCGTCTCCCCTCGGCTCAGCCCGCCCATCGCGAGCTTCTGCGCCATCCCCAGCGCCGCCGGGTTCGTGGCCGTCGTGTGACCGGGCGGCATCGGCCCCAATCCTTCGCGCTCGCGTGCCTCCTCGACCGAGATGATCCCGGCCGCCACGTACTGCACGTTGATCGCCGCTCGGGTGCTCGGGTCCGCCCGGAGCAGCACCCGATCGACATCGAATGAGCATCCGGTCGAGTCGCCCGGCAGCAAGTCACTGTCACTGCCGAGCGCCGCCTCATGCAAGCGCAAGATCGGAGCAAGACCAAATTTCACTAGTAACTCAGCCTCACCGACCGCATTTCTGTAAGTGACACTGTCACCTGTCGAGCCGCCAATGACACTCACGGGGACACGAAAAATGCGGGCAATTTCGGCGGTGGACAGTCGTCTTTGTGCAATAAATTCACTGTCGGTGAGCGGCAGGCTGAGTGACTGCCAGGTGATGTCACCTCGGATCACAGCCACGCGCCCGCGCTGATCCGGACCCTGGTGGCGCGCCTCCCAGGCGTACTTCAGGCTCTTGATCTGATCCTGCACGTTCGGGCCGGGTGCCGCGCCTCCGATCGCCAACACACCTGCTGGGACAGCACCATTCGCCCAGGTCGCGGCGGCGGCAGTGTTCAAGCTCGCGGCCAGGCCGAGGCTTTCCCTGCACAAGCCGATCGGACTGGCACCGCGCAGGCCGTCCGGGCTCTTCATCCCGTAGACGTGGATCACGTCCTGCACGCCCAGGCCCATGAACGGCCCGTCAAGCGGGCTGTAGTAGTCGTACACCGGCTGGCCCTTGTCCAGGCGCACGACCATCCTTGCCGGGTCCAGGCTCTCAAGCTGGATGATCTGGCCGTCCGCGTCTCTCACCTTGCCGCAGAAGCTCTCCCCGAACGCCGCGAACGACTGCACCAGACTCGCGATCAGCGCAGGCTGAGAGACGCCCGGCGCGGGCGAGCGCAGCAAGCCTGGGCCACGCCCGCCGGTCAGCGTGACACGGCCCTGCTCAGTGTCCCGCCAGCAGCGAAGCTCGCACAACGCGGCGGCGTCGGCCAGGGCTTTGATGCAGGCGAACACGTCCGCCAGCCCGTACGCCGAGCGGGCGTTGATCGCCTCCGCGGCCGCGATCGGCGGGGCCAGGACGGGCGGGAGCGACTCCTTCGTGAGGGCTCGGTCCTCGACTCGCTCTGCACGACGCCAGAACGCCACGCCACCACGGTAAGCCCGAATTGCGACGCCGGTCCAAAGAGATTTGGGTGGATGATGGTCGGGTGCCCCGAGGGTTCCCCAGCTTCGCCGCCAGCGTGGGCCTCGACCTGGAGCCCTTCCAGCGCCGGATCGTGAAGACGATCCTCGGGGCCGACGAGAGCTTGATCCTGATCAGCCGGGGTAACGGCAAGTCATGCCTGATCGGATGCCTCGCCGTCCACCACCTGCTGACGGTCGAGCGCGCTGCGATCTACCTGCTGGCCTCCTCGCGCGAGCAAGCTCGCATCGTGTTCGAGTTCGCGCGGGACTTCGCGCTACACCCGGCGGTCAACGAGGCGGTCGTCGTCCGGCACCTCGAACTACGCGCGCCGGACGGCGGACACCTCCGCGTGCTCGCCTCAGACGCGCCGAAGCTGCACGGTCTCTCGCCCACGTTCGCGGTCGTGGACGAGTTGCACGCCATGAGCAGCGACGAGCCCTACCTGGCGCTCAGGACCGCGATGGCGAAGCGGCCCGGCGCGAAGATGGTGGTCATCTCGACGGCGGGCGTGGGCGCGGACAGCCCGCTCGGGAAGCTCCGCAGGCGGGCGCTCGCCTCACCCAACGTGACGCGCCGTGGCGCGCTCACAGAAGCCACCGGCGGCACGATCTCGATGCTTGAGTGGGCTGCGCCCGAGGACGCCGACATCGCCTCGGACAAGGTCGCGAAGGCCGCGAACCCCGCCTCATGGCTGACCGCCGACGCGCTCCGCGCCCAGCGCCTGGCGTTGCCCGAGAGCGCCTACCGCAGATACCACTGCGGCCAGTGGGTTCAGACCGAGGCGGCGATCTTCCCGCCCGGCAGTTGGCAAGCCTGCGCCGGTGAGTACGAGATCGCGGACGGCGCGGAGATCGTCGTCGGGATCGACGCGGGCAAGGGCCTCGCGGACACCGCGATCGTCTGGATCGACAAGGAGCTACACGTCGGCGTGGAAGTCCTCTCAGGCGAGCGCGCGGTGTCGGAGATCGAACTGGTCATTGACGAGTTGGCGAGCACCTACAGCATCAGGGAACTGGTCGTTGATCCGTGGCACGTCAGCGGGAAGCTCAGCCAGCAGTGGGAGGAGCGCGGCCTGATCGTCGTGGAGTTCCCGCAGTTCGACTCGCGTCTCATCCCCGCTTCGCGGCGCTTGTTCGAGGCGGTCGTGGAGGGTCGTCTCAAGCACCCGAACGACGCGAAGCTCAACGAGCACGTCGAAGGCAGCATCGCCCTACAGACAAGACGCGGGTGGAGGGTCGGGAAGGCCAAAGGCCGGAACAACGACTCGGTGATCGCGATGCTCATGGCGCTCGAACGCGTCGAGCACGTCCCCGAGACCGTGCAGTTGCTCGGGTGGATCGGCTAGGTCGTTCCTGCGCAGGCGACTAGCGGGCCGTCCCCGTTTGGCGGCTCAGAAACCGGCTCAGTGGGGTGTTGGCGGGGTCAGGGAGGCTTGACGGCCGGTGATCGGGTCGGTCCAGGTGACGGGTTGGGGTTGCAGGCGGGTGACGAGTAGCTGCCCGTCGTGGAGTTCGAGGCGGCAGGGTTCGATTGGCTTGAGTTGGGCTTCGTCGGCTTGCTGCCACATCTCGGTTGACACGGGCACGTACCAGCATTGGTCGTCGTGGCTGTAGTAGGCGCGTGCGGTCATGGCTGCGGGTGCAGGGTGAGCATGCAGCCGTCGTCTCCGAGGTCTGCGAGGTTGATCCCGTCGAGCAGGTGGAGTCGTCTGGTTAGCTCGGCGTGGAGGTCGCGGAGGTCTTGCTCAACGGTTTCTCTGAGCGTCTCCTGAGCGTCTTCAGGGGCGACGCAGGCGAGGGTCTGGTCGAGTCCCTGGCATTCGGCGCGTACCTCCTCGTAGCGCGCCAGCAACCACGGCAGCGTCGCTTCATGCAGCGGGTCGGCTGGCACGTAGCCTCCTGTCGGCCTCTCTGTGATGCGGTCCGCACAGACACACGCCGTGCGCTGGGTTGTAGGTCGGCACCGCGGTGAAGAGGTTGAGGTGATGAGCGTGCAGATCGCTCGTCGCCTCGCAGCGCTCACCGCGCTCGATCCACTGGCAGCGGTGTCCGGCGTTGCGCAGGACGGCCTCTCTGAATCGCTGCTGCGAGCGGCTGACACGTCCGGGCGTCTTCTTCGACGGTCGGCAGCGCGGGCAGTACGAGCCGTCTGCGAGCGTGCCACAGCGCAGGCAGGCGCGCCTCACCTGGGCCTCATGTGCTGGTGGACGGAGCAGTACACGCCGGGGCCGTACACGGCCTTGCCGCACACGACGCAGTTGCACTGGGGTTGCTTGGGCATCAGAGGATCCGCTTCGGCGGCTTGGCGCGCTCGATCGCGAACTCGGCCTCGGCCTTGAAGCGTTCGCGGGCGCGGGTCGTGATCGACGGCAGGACGGCCTCGGTCGTCTCGACAGCCCGCTCGGCCATCCGGTGGCCGGTGAAGCCGGGGTGGTGCGGGACGCGGGCTCTGGGTCCTTCGGGTGTCAGTTCGGCCTTGCGCTGCTCGGGGAAGATCTCATGCGGCTTCGCGCCTACGTCGAGCATCCAAGCGAGCCAGTGAGAGTTCTCGGTGCCGGTGGAGTAGCGCTCGCCTTCCTTGCGGATCGACTTCGCCACCCAGGCGTTCTGCACGATCCCGTACCTGACCGGCGTGGCGACTCGGGCGACCGTGTCCATCGTGTCTCTGGCGGTCGAGGCGATGTTCCGGCAGCAGCGATCGACCGCGTCGAACGTCGCCTGCGTGACCAGCGATTCGAGCGAGTCCCCGACGTAGCGCATCTGGACCGTGCTGCGGGACATGCCTGGATCGTTGCAGCCGCTCGGGCGCTCACTCCAAACGAAACGCCACTACGACGCCACTACGTCGCGATCTCGCGAGGGTGCGAGAGGCCGCACCGTGCGAGCTTCAAGGCCCGAATCGCCCGTAGCCGTGGGCGATTCGTCGCCTCGCGTCGTCCGCCGTCGCCCGGCGTCCTGGCCTGTCTCGCAGCCTGTCACGCCGGAGGTCGCGGGTTCGAGTCCCGTCGCTCCCGCTGAAGAAGTGCCTGGAAATTAGGCACCTCTCGTGTTTCGGGAGCCCCTGGCGC